TCCATGTGTCTGTAGAACTCGCCCTTGTAATACATAGCTGCTTCGGGGTTCGTCCATTCTTTGCCGGGAACTGACGTCAGCTTGTAGATCGCTCCACATGCGATTGAGCGCCCGTGCGTCTCGAAGATAAAGTCCTCAACTCCCGTCGCTGCCAGTGATGGCTTCAGCGTGCCTACACCTGAGAACGTGTATTTTTTGTCTGGGGTAGGAAAAAATCTAATCTGGGTGTCTTGGTAGATCGTATAGTGAGAAGGAGAAGCGTTACCAGTAGTGTTTGGTAGCGAAAAGTGTCGATCTGTAACGCGTTTCAAAGGTTGCCCGTTAAGGTACAACACTAACACATTCTCAAGCACAGCGTTCGCAGGAACATCTATCTCGTAGTCTGGTGTGTTTTTACTGGTAAAATCGTTCTCAATATCAAACCGCCACAACTCGCTCCGCCCGATATACTCAGCGGCGGCTTCTTGTAGATGTGACTGAATAACAATCTCAGGGCACCCCGGAACGTGGGGCTGTATGTAAGGGTAAAAGCTATCCCACGTTACTGCCATTTTAGGTTCCTCCGACTGATGCTACTGGGGTTACCGCTGCGTCAACCTGTGTTTTGGCTCCTAAGGCCGAGTTGAACGCTTGGTACGCCGCTACTGCACGCGCCTCGTTGGCTCCGTACTCTGCATCTTTTGAGTAAGCTCGGTATAAAACCCAGTCGAGGATCGGAGACATGTAGATGTCGTCGATCAAAATAACTTCTGTGTTAGAGCCTGTTGGGTCTAAATCAGACTCAGACAGCGAGTGCGTGCCCGGTACGTCAGCGTAAACAACTTCAAGCTGCGCCGCTGTAGTCGCTGGTGGGTAAACAAAAAACTCTTTCGGCTGTCTAGTGTCGTAAGTGTAGTGCTGAATGTTCACAGACGCCGTTTCAGAGTGCCATGTGGGCTTCTGGTCATCGAGAACACTACGGCTCACTACGCGAACAACCTTCTTTGTAGACGTCGATGCAAGGTTACGCGTTACGTCTAGCAGTCTAATCGCAGAAGAAAACTGATCCGTCAGAACCTGACGAGAACCCTCTGCGCAAGTAAAAGTACCTGTTTTTGCGCTCGCATCTGGGCGCAACAAAGTAATCGCCATGTAGGCTTCGTTAATCCAGTTCTGCAATTCGAGGCGAGGCCAACGAACGTTAGTATCCTGAAGTACGAACTCCACACGGCGAATGATGTCAATAACCTTAACTGTCGCCATCGGTCCAAGCCTCGTTTACATCCGGCGTGCTTGGGTCATCTGCTTTCAGTGTGCCATCCACGTTTCGTGCGCGAGTGCGTTTCGACGTCGTTTTCTTTGCGGCTGTCTTTTTCTCAGGCTCGCGGTGTTTTTCCGCCAGTTGAACTCCTGCTTCGTTTAGCTGGAACTCACCTTTGATAATCTCAGCGACCAGTACACGCTCGCCATCAACCATAACGCGGCCTTTGCCGCCGACAATCTCACCGCCTAGTTTATTCACAAGTTGGTAAACGTCCATAACGCCCCTCCTATCGCGGCGAGAGGGGGGTTACCCCCTCTCTGTTAGACTTAGCTGGCTGAGCCAACGACAGCAGTTACTAGAGCGTCGTCTTTTACAACTTTGCGTCCATATACTGCTAGACCACGAACGATGTCGCCGAAGTCTGTCTGGTTGCGCAGAGGCTCAGTTTTGCTGATCTGCGATGCGAAGGATACGGCTGATTTATGGCCTGCCATCATTGTGCGGCGTGCTTTTGCGTCTGCAAGAGTTGCGCCTGTAGATGTGGCAGATTGACCGTCAACAAGCGCCTTGCCTGATTCACCTTTTGGAAGAAGATTAGACACGTACACAGTGAAGCGGTCCAACTGACCGATTTTACCTGTACGAACGATGCTTGACTGATCGCCTGTGAAGTACGCTTGCGCGATGTCTGTTTGCATCAGCAAGTTACGATCACGTGGAGTCATAATCAACCAACGGTCACTTTCAGGAACGTTCTGTTCGTCTAGCGCTGAAGACATTGCTAGGATTGTGTTTAGAACGTTCGCTGGTGTCGCTTGGTCTACTGGGTCTGTATCTGTACCCAAGTTGTACGCGCCTGATTTTGCACCTGCGGTTGCGCCTGCGTTTGCAGCAGCAGAACCTTCAGTAACAAACCAGTTGAAGAAACATTCGTTTTCGATTTCGATTTTCAACTGCTTCGCTGCATCGTCAGTGAACATGTTCATCAAGTCCATGTCCGCTTGGTGCGCTAGTACGTCGTTGACCTGAACGCTGAAGTACTTACCTTTGTTGATCTGCATGTCTTGGTAGATCGGTGCAGGAACTTCAGAAGTAAGTGTAGTGCCAGCGCCTGCATAATCATTGATGGTGATTGATGGTGCAGTACGGATACGAATTGTATCGCCTTGGTTCTTGATCTCGCCTTCCCAATCGGTGTTGGCAATCTCAGTCATCATAGTGTTGGCGTAGAACTTAGCGTTTAGCTTGTTCGACCATAGTTGTGGGATAAAACCGCCTGAGTAGGACGGGGTGGTGTCAAAGTCTCCTGAAGAGACGACGGGGAATACAGCAGCCATTATGGCCTCCTATTAGGTTCAAGTTGTTACTAACAGCTGCTTACACGTAAGCACGTTTACATTCGTACACGGCCTTCGATATACGCAGCAGTCAATTCGGCTTCAAGTTTAGCCGCCTCGTCATACTGACCCTTCGTGTTCAGATTCCGGATTCGGTCCCACGCTTTGTTTATCTCTTTTTCTGAGTAAACTTTTACGTCTTTACCGACCTTCTTCGTGTCCACGGAGTTAGCGGAACGATTTGGCGCAACCTGCTTCTCTAGCTCTGCTTGGCGACCTGCTCTAGGGTCTGCTTCTGGCTCAGCGATTGTTTGCTTCCACAGCTTCACATAACGCGCTACTGCCTCTGCATCACCTTTGTCAAAAGCCTGTTGAGCAAGCATTCGGCGTGGTCCGTTAAGCATTGCATCATGCTCATTAAGCCACGAAACCCAACGTTCATCTTTGTCGACATCAGCAAAGTCAGGAACTAACTGACTCAACTTTTGAGCAAAGCTCATTTCGCCAACTTGATTACCTGTCTTTGCAAGTTGATCCTGCAAGTTCTTGATAACCTCTGTCTGCTGCTCAAAACGTTCCTCGTATTCCGAGGCCACCTCTTTCGCAACGCGACGTTGAACGTCGATGAGTTCTTCACCAAACTCGGCTCGATCTGCATCGGTTACTAAACTGACTTTCTCCTTCGCCTTTGTAGGTTCAGCTTTTTTCTCCACTTCGGCCTGTTCTAGGCTGTCTAGCTTCGCTTTAAGCTCCCGCAGCTGCTGGTGCAGTCGGGGGACTTCCGCATCGTACTTACCCTGTAGGGTGGTGTACTTCTGCTTAAAAGTCTCTTCCTCTACGTCCGTCGGTGACGTGTCAGCTGGCTCTACTTCCACAAGTTTAGGTTCTTGTTTAGCTTCCGGTGATACTTCGGCCTCAGTATCCGTCTGGTCCTCAGAAATTTCAGGCTCTTCTGCCTTATTCTTTGGTTCCTTCTGGGCTTTTAGCGTTTTCTCTATCTCTTCTGCTTCTGCAAGCTGTGCCTGCACTTGTCTTGGTAATGCCATGTTTTCTCCTCAAAGCACCAACTCTGTTCCTAGCGTCCCGTGGGTATGCTATTTCCGTAATGGTGTGCTTCAGTTTCTTACCACCTTGGGCGACTCTTCAACCGCCCTCAGTAAATCTTCAAAGGCTTCCGCTCGTCCCTGCAATCGGTGGATTTGTACCATATCGACTGCCTTAACAAGTTTCTGCTTGGCGGACTCTAGTTCCACCTCAATCAACCTAAGTAACGCGTCATTACCCGGCTCTTTCAGCCTCAAAAGGGCTTTCACGGCCTGAATATCGGCGCTATTTAAGTCAATCATAGCTCAAAAGTAACTTATATGTGTTAACGTGTCAACAAGTACGCTGTTTAAGCGCCGTTTGGACGAGGGCTGATAATATTACTTTCTCGGCCACCCATTTCCGACCCGTCTTCCTGAAGGTTTGCAGCTTCCTGCATCGCCATCTGTTGCATCATTGCTTGCTGTTGAGCAGCCATCGCTTGCTGCTTTTCAACTTCTTCCCGAGTAGGAACCAGACGGTCAACATTGGTGTTGAGAGTGCTTGCCATATCTCGCATAAGCTCCGCCGTGCCGGGAAGGCCAACCACTTGTTGTGCAATCGGACTCTCCAGAACAAGACGGAGGAACTCATTCTTACGGACAGCTTCAGCTTCCTTAACGACCAGCGACATCGCGCCTCGTGCAAGTATTTGTATATCACCAATCAAATCCGGATCATTGCTGTAGCGCAGATTGCGTTGGTACTGACGCTCGAGCATAGGGGTTAAGACATCATAGTCGATGTTGCCGATAACCTGCTTGATAGACTTACCCGCGTTGGAAATCAGCATTGACAGCCCTGACGACGTCCGCCCCGCACCCGGGACGTGCTGACCAGTCATGTAACGCGGTATGCCTGATACTTCGTCTGCAAGCGTCATAAACTTCTCGAACACAGCCATTAGCTCCCCAGCGTTAGACTGAGGCTGAAAAAACTGCAACGGAGCCGACTGATCGCCGTACTCTGACTGCTTAAACTGCCAAATCTTCCACGGGTACATCTGAGTGATGTCTTCCCCGCTTGGCAAACGGCTGACATTTACGCCGACCTGTGGACCTGAGGAGATACCCATATTGTTAGCTAACGCCCGAGCGGCGGCGTTACACATGTTCTGGGCGTCCATACATAGATCGGCTACCCCGTTTCCGTCGATCTTGCCGGGAACTTTCTCGAAAGAACTGAGGTAATACGGTTTACGACCTAGCGGGTCATAATTCAAAACTGCGCGGATAACGACGTTGTCGACCATCCAAACTTCACAGGGGTAAGATTTGTGAGGGTCTTCGACCTCTGACTCTGACATACCCCAGTCTAGCAAGACTTTACCGGGTACTGTGTCCCATAACTGTAGGGCCGCGATCACGTCGCTGCCTGCATCGTCGAAGTCTTTATCCATGACCTCTTCGATCTCACTGTCGTCGTGGTCTAGCCAATCGAACCCTGTAGCGCCGAAGTCCGCAAGTATAGAACGCACAGCGTCCTCGTCGTAACCTTCGACGCCTAGCATCCCCTCAACGTCGCCGCGTGTCAGGTGGTGCACCTCAATCACGGGCATGTTCTGAATATCGTCACCCCATGGTGCCCAGTAGAACTTGTAAGGGTCTACACGCTCCCACTCGTCGCGGAGCACGTCTACAGCGCCCAGACCACCTTCGATGTACTTCAGAGCCTTGCGCTTACGCGGTGTCGGCCCTTTCATCACAGCAAACGGGAACGTCGCGATGTCGTTCGTAAACTCGAACAAGGCTTTCGTGTACCCGCCTTCTGTCAGCTGGTCCTCCATTTTCTGCTCCATGCGGTCCACGCGCTTCTCAGCCTCGTGTTTCATCGCACGCTTCGCAGTGTCCTTCATGTCCGACGCAAGTTTCTTCAACTCCATCTCAGACAGAGGCTGGTTACCTTCTGCGTAGTACTGGGTCAGGTTCTGCTGCATTATCTGCTGCATACCCATCGCAACATCTGGGGGAACTTCTGGGATGGGTGTCGGGCTTATCGACCAAGGTTTATCTGCGCCTGTGCCTAGGAGCGTGTCACGCAGCCAAGCAGTCGCGGTACGGCACTTAGTAGAGACAATACCCATGAAAATCTCGGAGCCGCCCTGTTCGCGTATCTCAGCCAGTTTCGCGGGTTCATACTGCATATCCCTTGCACGAACACATTTCGTAAGGCGATCCTCAACGTACAACCGTTTATGGTCGCGCATGATCTCCCAACGGTGTCTGGTGTGTGCTGCTAAGCCTTGAATCATAGGCGTAGCCTGCTTCTCAGCAGAGCTTCGCTGGGCAGCAGCCTCTAAATCAGAGGCACGCGCCACTGGGATGAGTGCGGAACCGAGTGCCATTCGAAATTATCTCACATATGTGTTTGTGACCCCACAATACCTCGTATCTGCTAACGCGTCAACAGATTAGGTCCACCCGCGAGACGAGACACGGACGACTTCCCGTCGCTCTCCTGCGTCTGACATACCCCCGAACACCTCTCCGCCGTCTGCGTGAAGGCACAAATACTGGAACGCATCGGCGACATCTGACCACGGGTGAGACTTCTCAGGTTTCTCGTCCCTAACCCCTTTTGTGTTTATTTTGTACCGATATTTCCCGGCAAGCGCTTGTGTAAGCGGCAAGGCATCGTCGGGGTCCAACACGACACCGTACTTCCCGTCGACGACACGTGTAAGAAACGCATCCACCGCAGCGATCCTAGCAGCCACCGCGTTCGTCCGTGCGGGTTTCACCATGAACCCCTCGTTACGCCATATATCAGCGACGGTCCTCTCGTCTGTCTGCACCCTCTGGAACGCAGCAGGGTCGATTATAACTATGGCTCGACGCCCCGGAAATTTGTTTACTAACAACGGCTTAATGACTTCTCGCACAAACCTCAACGCGCCCATGCCATCAGAGATCACCGCGTCATAGACGACCAGTCGACCATCGTATGCAACCTGTCCTACAACGGCTGCGGGTGTCAGTCCTGCATCGACGCCTATGATCAACGGGTCATCAGAAAACATTGGCTTTATGGAGCTTTTCGCCACGTGGACAGACCTATCAAAGGAGCGGAAAACAGGTTGTCCAGATAATGATTTCCCAAATTGCGCGTTGATATAGACGTCGATCCAGTCCTCAGTCTTACCCTGCGCAAGGTTGTCGTAGTAGTCATCGGGTAAGAACTGCGTCCAATCCGCCTCTGGCGCGAGACCACTCGGCTGGATGGTAACATGAACGTTATCTGGGGGTTCCGTGAGCAGCGTTTCCCAAAACGTGTCCATGTCCGGGGGGTTTGTCATCCCCCATAGGTGCGCATTTGACCGCCCATCGTCGGTTTTACACCCCACTCCGTTCATCATTTTGTCCGGATAACGCCCCACACGACCCTGCGCAGCGTTGTAAATATCAGGGTGAATCT